ATGGAAGACATTTTCGTCGTGAAGCGTTGCAACAAGATCATCATTCACGGTCGACGCGCCGGAGACAGTCAACATGATCCCGCCGAAGCCACTGGCTGGTTTCGCATCTGCGACACTCGCACCGGCGGTTTTATCGGCGACGGCTTCGACGCAGAGCAGGACGCGCAGCGCGAATGCAGGCGTCTCAACGCAGCCAGTTCCCCACTACCGGCCCGCGCGCCGTCCGGCTGATGCCGATCAGAAGCGGGTCTATACTGAAACCAGCTGAAGGAGCAGCACCCCACGGCAGAAGGCTCGCAACACGCGGGCTTTTTGCTGCAGCTCAGGTTTCATAGAACGGAGGTGTTCCATGTCCGAAAAAGAGTCCATCACCACCCTCCTCACCCTGCTCGACGCTCGGCAAGCGCGCCTCGCGGCCGCCTGCAAAGAGATCGCCGACTGGGTCGACCACCAAGGCGGACATCCAACCGCCCTGCGCATCCGTGACCGGCTGAACGACATCGAGAAAGATGCTCCGCTGATTCGCAATACGCTGTCGGCGCTCAAACCCCTTGATCGGCCACTGCCTCGGTTCAGATGACCTCGACCCGGCCAGGGTTTCAGGAATTTGCTCATTAGCGGTGACACATGGGTCACCGCGCATGTGTCTGGCCGCTATGTTTCTTTTTCCAGTTTTTCACATGACCAATACATCCGCGCGACTACAGTGAAATCACTCCTTTGCAAAGTAACGCCCTCACCCGCCCGCATGCGGGTGTTTTTTTGCCAATGCCCAAACGGCGAACGGTTGCAGTTCGTAAGTTGTCATAACTTATACATGTCGCAAAGGAGACAGTCATGGTTACCCATTTCAGCGTCGACGGGCATCTGGCCTGCGGCCACAAAGGCAAACAACTGTCGGCAAGTCGCGAACTCAATCGCGTGAAGTGCCGCAGTTGCCGCAATACCGATGCCTACAAGCAGGCACGAAAGGATCAGCGCAACGCCACCCGCCGCATGGCCCGTCAGGCCAAAACCTTGCACGGCGCAACAAATTGGCGCGCAGAATGGATCGAGCGCCTGACCGCCATGGCCGGCCTTCAGCGCTTGCCTCGCGGCTTTAGCGGGCAAGCATTCGTCTAGCAGCGCGTATAAGCAAGGCACAAAAAAGGCCTGCATGAGAAGACTCATGCAGGCCTTTAATATTCAAGGTGCCGCGCGGCGTTGTCCGAACATCCACATCGACTCAATCCCGCCAATCTGGAGAGCCTCGCTTTAGCACAAATGAGGCACCGAAGGATGAACATACGTTCATCGAAAACATGGCTCGATGCGTCTAGGCTGCGGGTTCCGACATAGTGACTACAGGAGTAACCCACCATGTTCTCGCACGAAAGCATCCCGCTTGTTGCCATCTTCATCATCATGCTCATAGGCGTGCTTACCGCCTTCCTACACCCGGTGCACGCGATCTTCAGCTGGCTTCGGAGACGGATTGAAAGATCTTCCTCTCGCTCTTCGAAAGAAGTGGATTCGCGCTGAATTTTCCCCGACGAGCCCGGATACGTCCGGGCTTCTTATTCGTAACGCCTGCAAACTGCCGATAGCAGCCAACGGCCTCCACACACCTCTGCCTGCAAGCCCAAGGGATGGGATTGCACCGACTTCAGCGCGCTTACGACCTGGATTGCGACCCGGAAACAAACAAGGGTTTGCATCAGCTTTCGCCCGCAAACCCTTGATTCAAGATGGTGCCCGAAGCCGGAACCTAATTTGACGATAAAACACCTGTATTCATTGACCTAATCGCCTTCCAGTGATTTTCAATGTGCTATCTGGTGTACTTTTCAGGTAGCGCTGGTCGTTGAATACTGACTTTCACCAATAGCCTCAGGCGAAGTCTTCCGAGCCCAAACTCACCAAGGAAGCCGCGCCATGAATACCACCCTACGCAGACTATTCGAAGCAAATGCAGGATTTGGCATTGAAGATCTAAAGCACAGCGCAACCAACCCTGACGAATACGAGAAGACGGAAACACAAGGCCAGTGGCTTGGCTGGAAAAAGCACGCGGCCTATCTGGATAAGCAGGAGGCCGCGATTGTCGCCGACGATGCAGCGAAGGAATGGCTGAACAGCCAGATCTAATTACTTCAACGGCCAGTTCATGTTGATCGTTGCCTGAACAACGGCGGCCGGGAAGTGCGCAGTGTTACTCAGGTACGGAGCGCTCGCCACACCGTTCATATCAACCAAGCAGATGGAACTGACGTTGGCGACGGTACCGCTGGTGAGCAACTCCATACTTCCCTTCCTGTACTGGCCGGCGCTGAGGTTCGGCGCAAGAATCGCGTTCATTTGGTAGAACTGCTCAGCGTTCACGCGCGCAGCGCCGACGGGGATGGTCAGTGTTCCTCTGAAATAAACGGTGCTGCCTTCGACCCATAAACGCACGGTATCGCCGTCGGCAGTGCCCCAGCCGTTTCGGTATCCAGAGGCGCCGCTGTTGATGTTCAACGTTGCCCGATACATGCCGATCAGCCACTCACGCGGGAAGCCTGCGTGTGGCGTAACGATTACGCCCGTCGGGGTGTTCGGAATGTAGTTGGTGGTGGTGTCGATCACCTTCACTTTGAACACGCCGCCGAGCTGGATGCTGTCCGCCAACGTGAGGCCGGCCGGTGCATGCGCTTCGATGGTGCCGATGTCGAAGCCAAGGTTGTCGGCACTAATTCGGACAGAACGACCGCTTGCCGGCTTGGTAATCTTCACGTGACCAGCAGAAATTGCGATGACGGGCCCATCACTGACAAGGCCGCAATCCGTCGGCGTCTCGCCCATGATATCGCCGAGGTGTACGTCGTTGATGACAAACGAAACGCCGCTGAGAACCGCTGTAGAGCGGTGACCACGTACACGGCTTTTGCCCATTTGGATGTTCGCGAGCTGGGCTGATGCCGCGTAAAGGAAGATGCCAGCGCTGTTCGGGGCGTCCTTGCCCTCGGCATCGATGACAATGTCGTCGAACGTAACGCGGTTGCACATCGCGTAAGAGTCCGACTTGATCTGCATCCCGGATTGGCTGTTGCCGTAACCGTAGACACCACGAACCGTCCCGCGCTGGATTTTGAATACAGGGCCGGTGAAGCCCAGATAGCCGTGCACGTTTTCGACTACGCACAGATCAAGACCTTGAATCAGCATTGGGTGAACAAGGTCGTTCTCGTTGCGGCAAAGTCCGGAGACGTTTCGGACAACCACGTTGGTAACAATTGCCGGCTGAGTCGGCGCCACCACAAACGCGTCATCAGGCACACCGAGGTAGTAGGTGTTGCAGCACTCTAGGCCACGGTCGGCGCCAAAGTCCTCGACACGGATGTTGTTGCCGCGAATATGGAACTTGCCAAGGATGATCGTCCCGCCTACCAGCTTGCTGCGCGATGCGTTAGCCACAGGTCGCCCGACGCCGCAGATGAAGATGTCGTCACGATTGATCACGACGTCGCCAATGTATGGCCCTGGCCCAAGCTGGAGCTTCCAACCTACCGGGGTTCCGAGAATTGCACGGGCGAGCAGTGTATTGGCCGGCTGGTCAGCGCGGATGAAATCGTTGATGTGAGCGGTTCTCCCGTTCCACTCATGCTGTGTCGTGGCGCCGGCACCCGAGAATGGCTGCAGCACGCCGAGCAGCGAATCGCCAAGCCCGGCCCCGGTGGCGTCCGCAAGCATCTGCAACACGAACTGACCCGATCCGTCAGTAGATAATGACGCCAGAGCCTGCAACAGCTTGCGATAGTTGACGGCGTCCTGCTGGGCGACCGGATCGGCCAGATCCTGAATGCGGTTGTTCTTGGCGCGGTAGGAGCCGGAGCCATCAACGTCGTTTAAGCCGAGAGTCAGAGCCCGCGTCGAGCCCCGCAGCAACTGCTTTAGCGCCTGCCAGATCCGGTCGTAATCTCGGTTCACGGTCGACGCAAGGAAATCACCATTTTCCTGGTAGTCGATTAACCGTTCGAAAGGAACATCCAGCACCAGGTACAGATCGCCCGAGGGTGGCGTCGTGAACGTGATGGTGCTGGTGGGGTTGCCGACGCCGGTGATGGTGAAGCCGGTTGTGATGAGCGCCCCGTTGAGATAGACGTCAAGGTCGCTCGCCACGATAAGCAGAAAGGGGATGGTGTAAGCCAGAGCCACACCGTTTGCGGCGTAGCGTTTATCGGTAGGTCCAGCTTGAACGGTCATACTTTTGCCCCTTGGTGTTAGCGGGCTCTAGTAGTCAACCTGCACCTCGTGCACGCCCGCATCTGGGCGCCAATCGTCCCGCCGAGCTTCTGTCGGTTTCCCGACTATTCGGCCAATGCGTACAGGGGTTTGGCTGATTCCGCCGGCGCCGGAGTCGATGTAGTCATCGTCCTGGTTGGTCAGTGCCGGGTTGAAGTCGCGCATCTGGTCCCAGATGGTGCGCAGTACATCGATGTGCGCCCACAGGAAGCGGGCGGATAACGGCGATTCGAAGGCGTCGAGGATTCGTTTCTGCTTGTTGGCACTGGAGTGTTCTTCCCCTACCCCGCACCCGGTGCCCTTCAGAGCCTGCTTCAGGATCGCTGGGGCGAAACCTCCCGGGCCGTTGGTCTCGATGATCACGCGGGGGATCTGATGCTTGATCACCAGTTCGCGGATCTGGTGCACCTGGCCGCCGTTGATGCGGTCGCGCTCGTCGAACTCCGCAATCTCTCCGGTCAAACCCACGGCCAAGTGCCAATAAAGCTGGCCGCGCGCATCGGTCAGAATCAGCGAGAAAGCCGAAGCGTCTGATTTGACCTTGCCCAGAGAGCAGTCCCAGTAAGCGATGGCGCCCACAATCTGCGTTGAGCCAAGGAACATGGCCGCCGCGTTGTTGGCGTAGCGAATGGTCGGGTGGACGTCGTAGGGAATGATGCGCGAAGGATCCAAGCGAACCTCCGTAACGGGCTTCGAGTGGAGCTGGTACTGCGAATCCCATTCGTTGATGGTGCGGGTTTCTTTTCGGCGGGTTTCGAGCGTTGCCATGTCGAAGCGCTCTGGCCACGCGCTGCCGGCATAGCAGTCCACCAGCGTTCCCGGTGGTGAGAAAAAGGCGATACCGGTTTTGGTTACCTGATAATCCTTTCCCAGCACCAGAACCCGGGCGTGTTTGCCGATACCGGAAAACACCACGTCGGGCACGAAAGGCACGTCGTAAGCCGTCAGTTTGGCGTCATCAATTCGATGCTCTTGCGCGAACATACGGATGGTCAGGCAATCGGCCCCCATGCTCTCCAGTTCGTCGTAAAGGCTGTCATGGGTGTGTGGTGTGCCGATGTAGAGCTTGCTGCCACCAGGCACCAGAATGTGCGTCTGCTCGCCGAGCCGATATCGAAGTTTCTCCCGGGCCTCGGGCGTCTGGATGTTTCGCGGCACCTCAACGTCATCGTTCTGACATTCGTCAGCACGGGCCGAGGTCACGTTCGACAGGATGCCCTTGGCAAACATACTGGCGTTACGGAAGTCTGAGGCACCCTCAACCCACCATTGTTCAACTGTGCCTTGATTCGGCGGCAGAAGATGGCGAGTCAGCGGGTGGTTGCGGATTACGTTCTGCGTGTCGCGGCTGGTCTTGTACGCAGTCGGGTCTGATTCCGATTGGTGAAGAATCCGGAACGAGGGGTCCTTGTAATAGAGCCAAGCGTTGTAGATCGCCAGCAACGTCGATTTGCCGAAGCCACGGAAGCAACGCAAAACGGCCAGAGATCCTTTAGCCTCCAGCCATATAAGCGCTTGGACGTGGATAAACGGCACCTGCCACCGCATGCGCCGAGCCCACAGCATGAAGAAAACCAGCAGGCTGACTTTCTTCTCTGGGTCAGTGGACATTCCCGGCCTGCTGCATCCGATCGATGATGGCCTGCGCCTCACGCTCGGCTGCAGCCAGTTCGCCGTCCAACTCATCAACAGCGTGGCCAGCGTCTGGTGCTGGCTTCTGTCGGTTCATGATGCCCGCGATGTTCACCACCTTGAGCAGCAGCGTCATGGTGGCGGCCGCGTTCTTCTTGCACCAGTACCGGTCGCCCCGCTCTTGCTGGGTCAGTTCCGCCGGAACCTTCTCGGCGCCAGGCCAGTTATGCGGATCTACCTCGGTGATAACGACCTCGCCCAGCCTTTCGCTGAGCGCCTGCAAACGGGTGATCTGATCGTCGCGCATTATTTCGCTCCTACGGCAGCGCCAAGGTTCGGCGCACGATCTGGGGTGGTGTCGCCCGGCTCCCACCAAAACGACTGGCCAAAGTCTTTCTTGGCTCTGCGCTTCATCCTGCGCAGATATCCAGGTGACAACAGTTCCTGCATGTCATGGAACACCGCATGTTCAAAAGCCGCTTTCGTGTACCAACTGCGAATAAACGGAGTGTTTTGGTAGCCGATCCGGAGCAAGTTGGCGCCGACGTCAGCAGGCTCAGTCCCTTTTTTGAAGACGCTACCGGCCGTTAATCCGACGTCGGCTGCTGTTCCATAAACCGGTCCAAGCAGGCCGGTCAGGTTGGACTGCCCGCCACGGTTATCACCGCCGAGCCCGGTATTCATGATGTCGCCGAAGATGCCAACACCGCCGCCACGCAACATCGCCTGAACCCAAAATTTAGGATCGTCCATTTGCCTTGGGTCACGACCGTTCATGATGTCCATCAACTGATTCGTCACTGCGCCAGCCATCAACAAGCCTGTGAACAAGGATGCTGAATAGGCCAACTTCCCGGCGGTTGATTCAATCATCGATGCGCGCTTCCAATGCCGCTCGAACATGGCCACGCCGAACGACTTGAAAAGCGTCAGATGGCGAAGAGACTCACCGCCGATACTCCCCGACTGCGTGCCTTGACGCATGGTGGCCCGTGTCATGAGGCCCGGAAGGATCGACGTGAATTCTGATTCGTTCTGGATGTAGCCAAGCAACTTGCCGATGGCGTCGTTCTTCTGTGCAGCGCTAAACCCTTGCAGCTTGGTGATGGACTCTGGAGTCAGCATATTCTGCCCGCGCCAGCTCTCTGGTGTTGCAGCCTGCCAAACAGCCCAGTCGTCTTTGGTGACGCCGTACACCTCAAGTCTCTTTTGCAGCTTCGCATCAGCCCCCCACACGCCGCGCGTATCGGCGGCCATGCGCGACATGATTCCAACCGAAAAGCCCCGACGCATTGCGGTAGTCCAGCCTTCCAACACAGTGAGTTTCATGGTTGCGTTGGCGAGCTTTGACGTCCATCCCGCCGACAAGTTATCGGTGTGGAACGTCACCATGTCGTTGGTGATGCTGTCCATCCCAAGCGACATGCGTGCAGCTTCGGCGCGGTAATCCTTGGAAAGGCTCTTCGCTGCACTGACAAGTGTCTTTCCAATCGGCAGACCGTGGTATGCGCTGGTGATCGCCAGTGACTGGATGTCTCCAATGACCGATGAAATCAATGTGGATTGCAACTTGGCTGCAACCATGAAGTTGCGGATACCTTGGTTGAACTCCGCAAACCGAGCATTCACTGGAACGCCCAAGCTTCCATTCAGCACGTTCCAGACCATGTCAGGCGTGGCGCCGAACTCTGTGCCAGAAAAGAAACCTTCGCCGACACCGTCCTTTGCCTTGGCCGTATCGCTCAACAGCTGATAGGTCTGAGCTGAGTTCGGACCGAGTTGCTCGATCATTACCGTGTCTTTGATCTGCGCATGAACAGAGCCCTGCATCGCCTCGAACACCGAGGTAGGGCCGAAGTCGCGCATGTACTCTAGATAGGCGTCACCGTCCTTGAAGTGGATCTGACGGTGGGCGTCGTCGTGCTTTGCCGCCCTGCTCGCTCCACCGGCATTGCCAGGGGTGATTTTGTTCAAGCCATCAGTCTTTAGGGTCTCATGCGCAGCCAGCAGGAAGTCGGTCACTTGGGCATCGTTCATTTGCGTGCCGTCTTCGTTCAAGTAACGCTTACGGTCGAGTCGGTTCATGACAAACGACGCCCACGCGTCAGCCGTAACTCGCCTTATTTTTACAAGGCTGTGTGGCTGTGGCAGCCAACCATAGTCAAGTCGGCCGATCATAGCTCCAGCCGCATTCATTCGCTGCAGGATCGCATCCATCTGCTCTCGCCAGACCTTCGCGGCCTTGGCTGCAATCTGGTTACCGGTGGACTGACCGAAGACTTCATGCACGAAATCGCGCTCGGCGGCCTTGTTGGTGATCATCCCCAAGAACTTTGGCGCGGCAGCGTCGATGGTTTCCATGATCGAGCTGAAAGCTCGGTTACGCTCACCCTTGATGCGTGTATCCACTTGGCGCAAGCGCTCAAATAGCGCAGATGTGAAAGGCTGCTTCCCACCGATAACCGCTGCGCGGGCCTCCTGGTTGGCAATCTCCCGCGTCTGCGCCAGCAGATTCAGCCCCTTGCGCTGAGCCGCTTTGTCGACGGACGCAACGTGATCAACCATTGCAGCCTGAGCTGCGAATAGCTGACGCTGCTGTTCGGTCATGGTGTTGAACTTGGCGGGGTCAGTGCGGGCAAGGTCACGAATGTGAAAGCTGATCTTGTCTTCAATGGCCTGAGCCTCAGCTTTCTTGAGCGGCCGGCCAATAGCCTGCTCGACTTCTTTTATGCAATCGGCACGCATGGCCATGGGCTTACCTCCTGTGGGGATGGAGGCAAGCCTATTGGTACGAGGTAGACGGTTTCCCGACTATTTAGATCTATGTGCTACGAGGGTGAAAATTCCAAGGAAAACAGAAAGAAGGACAAGCGGTACCAAAAAAATCCTGATACTGGTCATCATCTCCCCGATCGAAGAGTTAGCGTAGCCGGGGAACGAGAACATGATCAGCCCATGGGAAATCGAGGAAATAAACACCGCTAAAATCCAATAAATCCATCCAACTCGCTTTGTCCGAGTAAGTGAACGAACTATAAGCAGGACCACGGTAGATATTAATGACCACGTAAGGGCTTGTGCCGAAAGCCCGATTATTACTGCTCCTGTACCCATTGGGGTTTTCCTTACAATTTCAGTATGCACTTAATCGCAGCCATGTAAGACTGCGCATCCTTGGTCCCAATCTGATGTTCGGCTTCGATTTCAGCCAGCACTTCGTCAGCCCGAGCCGTGGTTACTTTTCCGTCCGCATCATAGCCGGTATTCACCCGTGCTTCCGGATTACGGGCAACCGTATCACGTAGCATCTGCAGTTCTGGCGGCACCGCATCTGCCTTAGGCTCACCTCCCTCTCGCGCAGCCGAAATGCTACTTTCTGCCGGTCTATCTGTGGGAGCGAGATCTTGATTCCGCTCCGGCCTTGGCGTCGCCTCGCGTCTTTCCTGAGCTCGGTCTGTGGGAGTTGGCTCCTTCGGCAAAGTGGCTTCATGGTCACGCACCAGGGCATCAATCTCTTCGCGGGCGGCACGCTCGCTGATTTGGCGCAACGGCACTTCACCTTGATCAATCGCATTCAGGTCGGCCCGGGCCTGCTCAGCAGAGCGATTGCCGGCGAGGCTTTCGTTCAGATCAGCTTGCCGTCCGGAAAGCTGTCCGCGCTCAATATCGATCGCATCGCGTGCAGATCGCTCGGCAGCTTTGCGGGACTGACCCTGCTGCCGGAATTCCTTTGCTCGAGTGCGAAAGGTCGCGTCCAGTTCTTCAAGGCTGCGGTTCACAGCAGCCAGTTCGGCTTTCACATCCTTCACATTGGGCAAGCTGCCGGACGCGGTCTGTTCTTCTTCCGCGCGGATGGATGGCAAAGGTTCTTCGCGAGCGCTGACAATGGCCTGATCCCGACTCGGTACAACCACCGAGGATTCATCGGCAATTCGCAAGAATTCAGCAGCATGAATGTTGTCGGGCAGCACAACCGGCTCGCCACGATTGATGGCGTCAATTGCACCTCTCAATGCGTCCTGGTGCGCGACAGCAGATCGAGGGTTGATCGGCGCTCCAGGCGCGGTATCGATGTCGGCGTGCTGCGCGTTGCGGTCGGCCAGCGCCGCGTCGATCTGGTCGGTAGTCGGACGGCGCATGGTGGCCCTGCCAATGCCGAAGAAAGCCGCACCCAAGATGGCATCCGTTGCAATTGCGGTCGCGTCGAGCGCCCGGTACTGAGCTGCTTGGGCATGATATCCCCCGCCATCCAGCAACGCTGCCGCCGTGCCGCGATGGGCCATGCCAAGGCCGACGTTCGCACCCACGGCTATCGAAGCGTCGGCAATCAATGATTTCGAAAACCCAGCCGCCGGGATAGCCGCCCCTACGCCGGTGACCACACCTTCGGTCAGGCCCAGCAGCGTTGCTGTGGATTCATCAACACCTTCTTCCATCGCGGTACGCTTACGTGAGTAGCCGGCAGGCCCACCGGCCGCAACCGCCGCCCCCACAGGCCCACCAAGGGCCGCGCCAACCACTGTACGCGGAAGAATCGCAGCGGCCTCGCCGATGATCTGGCCTGCAACACCAACCTCTGTTGGGTCAGGCCGATAGTCCTTGGCCATTTCACCAACACCTTCACCGAGCGTTTCCTGGCTCGATTCCTCGGCACCAGTGACATTTGGCGTACCGCCAAACTTGGGCTCCGGTAACAGCAGGCTGGCGGCTGCGTCGAGGCCGCCCTGCCAGACGGAGCTGAGCCCCGACTCAATAGCGGTGCCAGCCTCGAGCCCGCCACGCAATAGGCTCGGGCCTACAACGTCGAGCGCGCCAGTGAAGAAACCCGGCTTCAGCTTTTCTTCAGTTCTGCCCAGCCGCTGATCCTGGCTCTCGGCTTCGTTGTCTTCGACCAATCCATCTAGCCAGCTCATTTGATTTTCACCACCATCGGTTCTTTGGTTGCCGGATCAATCTGAACCCGACCCGCGTTCATCAGGTAATACGAGCCTTCCTTGCCCGGTACCGGTGATAGAGGCATGTCCACGAGCTGGCCAACTGGGAACTTGGTGCGCTCGGCCAGGCCGAGCAGTTGGATGTCGACAGCTTTATCGAAGTCCTTGTCCGGCATGTTGTAGGGCTTAACCACCTTCGCGCCGCCGCGCTTACTGATGCCACCGGTGGCGAGCGCAATAGCCTGCTCAGACAGATCGCTATCCACTTCTGGCGCAGGCCCGTCGTGTTTGATTCCCTTTGGTCCAGACATTCCGGCATACAGCGATTTATAGGCCAGATAGGCCTGTTCGCGCTGCGGTGTTCCCGGTACCAGCGAATTGCCAACAGCTTCATCGAACGACTCGCGAAACATCGCATCCTTGGGCATCGGCGTAGATTTGTCTTTCAGCACCTTGGCACCGGCCAACAAGGTCTGAGGCACATTGGTACCGTCCGCTCCTTTGAGATTGCGGAACTGAGCCATGCCCGCCAGCACGGTGATCGGCTCATCGGCAGCAAGAGGCTTGATAGCCTGGGCGTAATCCCCGCCGCTTGGAGAAGCTGAGGCGATGGCCCCAAAGATCTGTAATTTGGTGCCGTCGTCGGCGGCTGCGAGAACCGAGGTCAGCATCTGCTGCTCTTCTGGCTTCCACGGGCTACGCGCAACCTCAGGTCCGTAGGCATTGCGAACCGACTTGACGACGTCGAAGCGATGGGCGATCTGTTCGCCCAATTTCGCTTGGCCTTCTGGGGTGGCAATGCCAGAAACGTCCAGCGGCTCAACATCTACGCCAGTGCGCATGGCGTTGAAGGTGAGCGGGTTCTCGCGCAGCAATTTTACGTTGTTATCGATTGCAGTTTGCAGTCGAGCAACATTGGCCTGCTCGGTGACGCTGCCACCATTCTTCGCCATCTCGAACCGCTTCCGCTCGACGTACTGCTGCTGAACAGCCAAAGTTTGGCGCAAGAGGCCCTGCACTTCGTTCATTTCACCAATACGAGTGTTGTACTCGCCAGCCATGGACGTTCCGGACAAGCCGGCCTTCCATTGCTGCTGATCGGCCGGGGTTGGCGGAATACCGGTGGCGGCCTGTCGATCCATCTGGGTGAGGATGCGCTCGGCCTTCATCTCGCGCATTTCTGCCTGGCGCTGCTGGTGTTCCTTCACCTGGAAAATGCGACCGCTCACCGTGTTCAGCAGTTGGTTGCGTTTCTCCGGATCCAGCTTCTGGGCATAGAAACCATCAGCCGCCGTGAGGTCATGTTCGACCTTTTGCAGGCTGCCGAGGCTTTCCCGGGCCTCGATCACGCGTTGGGTTGCATGGGTGGACCAGTTGTTGTCCTTGAATTCTTGCTTCTTGCTGGCCCAGGCCTCGCCGAATGCCAGCCGACCCGCAACGTCGATGTCCTCGGCATCCATCCGAGCGTTGATTTGCGAGACATCAGCGTTGGGCATGGCGGCATCCTTGCCGAGCATATCCATGCGTGACACCAGATCACTCTGGGCGGCTTGCACACGCCCCTTGGCAGATGCCTCGCGCACCTTGTCCAGGCCACCGAGCTGCATCCGCTTGAGCGAGTTGCCAATCTCGCCTTGCTGGGCCTCATCGAGCCCTGGCGTTTCCAGTGGCGGCAGCTTCGACACGGCCGTGTTGTACGCTTCCTCGGACTTGTCATAGCTGAGCTGGCCAGCACGCATCTGCTCATCAAGGTCAGTGGCGATGGTCTTGATTTGCGACTCACGATCAATCAACGCGTTGCTGGCCTTTACCCGCGACAGCGCCTTGTCTTCCTTGTTGATCTGATCGAGGACACCAAGCGCGGTGTTCTGCACGGTGTTGGCCACCTGCTGCGCGTTCCTGTCCTGTTCGCGGGTATCCACCGGCATGACACGATTTTGCGCAACTTCCTGCTGCACCCGGACCTGACCAAAGCTACCAAGCGGTATCTGTGCCATCAGGTGTTACCTCCAACTTTTGCATTAGTGCCGTTGACCGAGGCCTTCCACGCCATACCAGCCTGCGCGCCAGCGGATAGCACGGTGCCGATCGATTGCGAGTTTGCATTCGACCGGGCCTGCTTACCGGCAAGGTTGTAGTTCGCGGCATCGTTGTACAGCCTGGAGCTTTGATTTCGCCCGTTGAAGATGGTCAGCGCGGCATCTTCCTCAGCGTTGCCGATGATTTCCTCGTTGATGTTGATGGCCGTGCCCTCGCCCACTTCGACGCCGGAACCGGCAAGTGCAGCGTTCGCCTCACTGGCCTGGTTACGGGCAAGGCGCCGGATCCGGTCTGCCTGCACCACCGCTGCGCTGGCTGCCGTGTCAGCGTCCAGCTTGGCCTGATCAGATTGAGCGTCAGCGTTTAGCGATGCCTGCTTGCCCGATTGCTGGGTGGTGTAAACCGAGTACACCGTCGCTGCCGCGAGAGCCGCATAAGCGGCCATCCCTACTGCGCCTACTGCCATGTCAGATCTCCATCATCAAGAGCGGGCCGATATTGCGCAGCCCTTGCGATTCGTAAAGTCGGGTCGTGCTTTCAACGTTGACGCCTGTGCCGATGCCCATATAAATCTGAGTGGCGCCTTTGATGCGAGCCCACTCCTTGAACGTCTGGATCAGCCGCACCGCGTGGATTCCGCCGCGCTTGGAAGGCTCCACAAACAACGAGTAGTCGTAAGCGATCAGCTCGTTGCTGAACCATTGATCCACGACGGCGCCGGCCATGCCTCCAACGATTTCACCTCCCGTCTCAGCAACAAAGATGACCCCTTGCCCATTGATGAGCTCATGGAAGAAGCCGCCAGTCTTTTCGGGGCAGAAGGCCATTTTTGAATAGTCGCTGGTGGCATGAAGAAGAATGGCCAGCTCAACAAGGCGAGGAACATCAGAGTGAACAGCTGGGCGGATCATGTTGATACCTCAGTCGTTGAACGTGGCTTTCTTGATGACACAAAGCAGATGGAATGGCAGAGGCTGATCTTGCTCAATCAGAAGCGAGGCCTGGCCACGCTCCCATCCAAGGTTTTCAATCCGGTGGTCACCGGTGAACAACACCGGCGGCTTGTCCAGGATCTGCGATCCGAGGTTTCTGAAAGCCACGATCTGCCCATTGATCTTGCAGCCGATGGTTTCTAGGAATCGCAGGGTGACTTCGCCGATGCGCATGCTGTTGCCTTGGGCGCTGCCGGTGCCGCCGGTAACTTCTGGCGTTAACGTCTTGATTCTGGTTTTGAAGGGCAACCCCGCCTGGACCGAATAAGCCTTGCGTGGCAAGGTGATTTGTCCGCCTGACACGACCTGCTGCTGCATCACGACGCCATCGGCAACGATGTCTACAGTCTTGCCTTCGAGATGGCCAAGGCCAGCCCACACGGTCGATCCCGGAACGCTCTTCGCCGATATCCCGCAATCCACGCGAATGCCTGGGGTGAAGCGCTCCAGATAGCGCACGGTATTGCCATTCACGACGCGGTTGACCACGACCCATACCTGTTCACCGGTGGCGAATGGGATCGATGCCACGGACTCATAGGTTCCATCAGTGGTTTGTCGCGCCCATCCAATAACGTCCTGGTCACGGTCAACAGTCAGCGTGGCCATCACGCCATCGCTGCGCACCAGGTACATGATCGATTCAGGCTCCTGCTGATATGCCATGTCGACGATGGCAGGCTTGGTGATGTGTTCCGACAGCACCGACATATCCGGCGAACCGTAGGTGTCGGAGTCGTACTTGTAGGCCATGGCCCGAAGCTTTCGGTCAGAGCGCTGCATGAAATACAACTCGTTGCCGATCCGCGCAGGCTTGACGTTGTTGCAGCCATAGACCGACGGGTTCTTCACCTGAATGTTGGTCGGCGTGATGGGCTTCTCGACGCCGCCGGCGAGCGTGAACTCACCGCCGTAGGTCAGCGCAATCAAGGCCTTGGTCTGGGCCATGTGGGTAATCGGGTTGATCTGGTCACTGGAGACCGTGAACGACATGGCGTCGTCGTCCTTGGTGCCCAGTTCGAAGTTCAGGTACTCACCAGTGCGCGACATCCACACCGTCTGTGGGTAGCTTGGTGATCCGGCACAAACGAGGCGCTGCTCGTACAGGGTTCCGGTGCACGGATACCCGTCTAACGGATTCCAGACTGAAGCCTCAAGACTCCAGGCGTTTGCAGGCGACGTAACGATAGCTGTCATGGCCGCCCGAATGATGCCGCTCACCACTGTGCTGCTGGTGTAAGCAGTGATCTGCACCAAGCCGCCGTTGATCTTCACAAGCTTACCGACGTCCTCAGGACGCCATCCGGCAGCAGATAGAGTAAGGCTGGTGGATGCGCCCACCGGGTCTTTGGCGCTCGGCGTGTTGCCGGTCTGGGGCGAACCCTGCAAGACCCATGACGACAGGGTCAGCGCCGGGAAGGCGTTCACTACGGTCACAGCTACGTTGGTTGAACTGACCACGCCAGTGATCACGGCAACACCACCGCCAGAAGTGATTTCCCGGCCAACATCGGAAGCCATGAACACAGGCGCGACGGTGATTACCGTCCGAAGCGTACCGACCGACAGGTCGCTGATGTTCATGTTCGAGTTGACGAAGATGCCCTTCTCATCAAATGGCTGCGTCACGAACGGTGCAGGCGCAAGACTCCAATTCACGTCCGCGCGACGAAGCCGATAGATCGGCACGGACTGGTTGAATATGAACATGGTGTCAGCGCCCTGGACATAATCCAGCGCGCTGAGCATTGCCTCGGTGTAGGGGCTCGGCAGCTCGACGCCGGTGTAGGTTCCGTCCGGCAGGTATATCCGCACATACAGATCGCCAAACTCGCACATGTAGGACTGGGTCTTGTTGAAGATGTACGGAATAAGCCGGCAGCGCTTGTTCGGGTATCTGGCGGCAGCCACGGACAGCGTGCCGTCGCGGCGGATGCATCCACCGTGAATCAAAGGCCAAGCGTTCTCGATCAACTCGGCACCGTTTTGGTAACGGGCGATATCGACACGCCCAAGCATGCGCGGCGACAGTTCGCCGGCGGTGAAGTTGGTTTGAATCAGCGTCAGGCGAGGCATTACCAGTAACTCCCGAAGCGGGAGGCGTACAGGCGTTCATCGCCGAGGGTTTGCGGTGGGTCCTCTTGGCCGTCTACCGCACGCGCCCGGCGCAGCATCTGCTCAAGTTTCTGCTCTTCCCCTGCCTGCTTCGCCGTTGATTGCGTCACTGGATAGGCCAGCGATGCGCACATCGCCTGTGTTACGACGTTGATCAGGTTGGCATCCCAGGTACTTTCGACCAGGTTGCGAAAGATGTAACGCAACTCAAGCACGGTGGTATTGGCCTGAATCGATCGGCCTTCAACCAGGTAGTCGATCTGGCAACCGCTGGTGCCGACCTCCAGCACACGCAGCAAGTCTGCCGGCAACTCAAACGATTGCTCATAGCCGAAAGCTGGTGAAGCCGCATCGGGCGCAAGCACGATACGCTTCACACAGCAGTTCCATGGGTGCGAGCGCAGCATATCGTCGCGCACGGTCGGATACAGATTGGCGCACAGCTTCGCCCGATCCAGATTCAACTGGTCTTCAAAGTCGTTGATGGTCTGCGAGCCAAGCATCAGCAGCGCATTGGAGCAGATGGATACTGCGGTTGCCGTGGCCATCGTCAAAACCTCCAGATAAAAAGACCGGGGCACGCGGCCCCGGTAAGTTGTTTGCCTTCCTTGGCCGCCTGATGAATCAGTTTTGGCCGGCGTAGTGCGCTACCAGGGTGATGACCTGCCCAGCCAGAAGCGCAGCACCTGCGACGGTGGATAGCAGCTCGCTCTGATCGGTGACCTGACCTTGCTGGGCTACCGTCACTTCGAACAGCGCACCGTTGGCGAATTGGGCGTCAGCCGTGGCGCTACCAGCAGCCGCCACAGAAGTTGCGGCCATGTAGCGTGCAGGAGCCGCCGGATCGCCAAGGTTGATGGTTGAGGACGCGGTGCCAGCAGCAAAGTAAAGGCGAGTGCCCGGCATGAGGCGTGCGCCGAACGGCAACAAACCCCACGAAATTTTGTCGCCGATGGCCACGCCACCCACGGGTACGGTGATGGTGCTGACAAGGATCTGTACGTCAGCGCCTTGCAGGTTGGGTTTGACCAACTGCTGCGGGAGTGCCGCGCGTGCAGCAGATACGGAAGCGTTTACAGTTGCCATGGTTTGGAACTCCTGAGTCAGAAAGGGGCAAAGCCGAAGCCGCTTACGCGGCCTCGGTTACTGCGATTTCAACCACCTTTTCTTCCTCGACCCGTACGGAGCCAATGGACATCTTGGCGTAGACGCGGACGTTGAAGCCTTTGCCCGGATCCTCGCCAACCTTGGTGGTGATGTCTTTGCCTTTGCCAAGAGTTACGCCGGACTTGGCCCAGGCATACAGGCGGCGAGTTGCGCCGTCGTACGGGGTTCGCTCAGACGGAATCCAGGTGAAGCCCATCCACTTGCCTTCAACGTCGCCGTCTTGCAGGAACTTGCCTGCCAGATAGTCCTGGCTGGTCAGCGTGGCGTCGGCGAGGATGTCGGCGGCAGCGGCAGCGGTGTAGCAAATGAACAGTTCTTCGCCGTTGTGGTTGTCCGCTTCGTTACGGCGGAACAACTTACGGGCCTGAATGATCTTGGCCTTGGTCAGACCAGTACCGCCCACGGCGATCTTTTGGGTTGCCGGCAGGATGATGTTACCGGTGGTGGCACGCGAGTTGCCGCCCATGGACGCAATAACCACGTCGTCCTTGGCACGGTTCAGCGAGGCAACCATGGCCTTGACGTAATCCGAGGTCGGATCGACCAGCATGCGGATTTTGTCCTGGTCGTCGATCATGTCGCCGTCGTCCCAGTCGAACAGGTCAACAAAGCGTGTGCTGTGCGGTTGATCGTTGATCGGGGTGTCAGCGTGGCGCTGGGTGCGACGCTGCGCGGTGCGCTGGCCGAGACGGTTGATGGACTTCGACATACCCACGATGTTGGGCTCGATAGTCACGTGTGGTTCGAAACGCGACTGCATCTGCTGAGCGACGTGGCGGAAGTTATCCGCGAACTGCTGAACAAACGCTTCGGTGATTTGCTGGGACATGCGGTGCACTCCAATGCAGTTAAGGAATTGCCTGCCGGGTATCCGCTTCGCGGGCCGGTATTACCTGGCGTGCATCGGCTCTGCTGCGCCTCGGGGCTTTCCGGGTGTCTGCGTGCCATCGCAGGCCGGCCCATTGCTGGGATGCCTGCGATGTTTGTGCATGGAGGGTGTCGGTTTCCCGACTATTTGAGGCGGGATCAACCAAGGCGGGATTGAGGTTTGCTGTACTTCTGGTCGTACATCGCATTGAGCTGCGCTTGAATACCTGCACGCTTCGGATCGTGCGCATCAAGCTTCTGCAGTTGCTCGCGAAGCTCGGCCGACTTGACGGCGAAGTCCTGATCGTTGAGCGCACCACCGCCGTTGATGGCGGTGTCTTCCTTGAGCTCTTTGCCGATGTTGGCAGTGAAGGCGATGAAGTCAGGGTCATTGCCGTACTTCGCCATCAGTGCGTCAAAGTTGCCCGGGGCGGTGCCTTCACTGGCGAACGCTTGAGCGGCGCGGTAGGACGCAGCAACGTTAGACTTCATGGCTGCATCATCAGCCCACACCGCCTTGAGCGCAGCGGTGCAGTCTTGGGCGGTGAGCTGAACGCCGCCCTCGACCAGCGCCGGCGCAGCCTTCATGTACTCGCCGATCACGTACTGCACCTGGTCGTTGGTCAGGCCCTTGGCGTGTGCGCCCTTCAGGAATGACTGGGTGTTCTCGTCCTTCTTGAACTCTTCCCAGTTGAAGCCCTCGACGCCTTCCAGCTTGACCGCGTACTCGTCGGCGGTCTTTGGCGGAACGTCGCCGGACCCCATGCGGGTTTCCAGATGCTTGTACGCTTCGGCAACCTTCCGCGACGATGCTTCCAGATCAAGGCTGCCATCCTCTTTGGTGGTGCGGTACTTCTCAGGGATGAAGTCAGTGGTGGCTGCATTGGCCAATACCGATTCAGCCGGCGGCGTGGTTTGAGGGGTTGCTGCCGGCGCCGGCGCTGCACCTTCGCCACCCTCACCCGCTTCGGCCATGAAGAAATGACCGAGTCGGCCATGGATAAACCAGTTCATCGTTATTCCCCTTGCTCGTTGTGATCGTTGGCGTCTTCTTGCACGCCGTTAGCGCGGTTGAGCCGCAAAATAATGTGATCGAGAACCTCGCGGTTCCCGGCCTGCTTGTAGGTTGTGAGGATTGCGTCGATGCCGCCAACGGTGCAGGCGTTGCGGGCAAAGCGCTGAATCATCAGCTCCAGCACCATGCGGCCTTCGTGGTGATCCTCGAACACCCGCTTGAACATCGCGTCGATCTGTTCGACGGTCATGCCGGTCATGCTGCTGCCCCTTGTTGCTTGAGTGCGGCGTCAGCGGCTTGCTGCTGCATCATTTGCTGTTGCGCCTGCTCCTGGGCCTGCTGGTTGGCTGCGGCTCGATCCTCGCGGATCTTGTCGCGGTCGGCCTTGCTGCGGATGATCGACGAAGGGACACCCAGGGCTTCGCCCTTGAAGCGCTGGGCCTCGTCCATGTCGATGTTGTCCATGACTGTCGGATCGGACTGAGCAACAACCAGCGCGCCGGCAACGAACTGGTCAATGGCCGTGACCTCTTCCAGTTTCTGCGAGCGTGCCAGTGGCGACAGATAGCGCACGGTGAAGTTGCGGCCAGCCAGCGACTCAGGCGCCACGCCCAGCACGCCAGCCCGGTATGCAATGCCGAAACACCGCTCGATCAGCGGTTGCAGGTACTCGGTTTGCAGCCGGCCATAGACCGGGCCGAGCAATTGACGGATCAGGTTCACGCGCACGTGCACCTCGGTTGCTGTCATCGCCGGACCGTCCTGCGCCTGGAGCTGATCGGCCATCAGGATCTTGCGGATGGAAGCCTGCAGGCGGGCGATCTTCGTTTCGGCGTACTGGAAGTTCGAACCGCTTTGCAGCGGCTTCATGCTGTCCACCGAGTTCGCAACGATGATCTTGCGCGGCCCAACCTTCACGGTTCTGGGGTTGAGTACCCCGTCGTCCTCGGCAATCCACATCCCTGCAATGGCCAAATCACCGGCAGCCAAATCCATGCGGCAAAGCTCGTTGAGGGTGCGGGAATCAGGCAGCGCGTCGAACACGGGCCCAACCGCATAGACGCTGTCCGGGATCATCATCCAGCGTGGCACCACGACCGGCATTTCGTGATAGCCGGACTCGCTGACCAGCTTCTTCGCGGCCACCTCGACCTTGCACGAAGCGATCGGCATGTTCTTCGCCAGCTTGGCGCCGACCATGTAGGTAGTGCGCGGATAGATCGCGTGAACGAACTGCACCAGCTCCTGCGGCTTGTCCTTGGCCAGCTTGCGCGTGGTCTCGCTCAGGTTCTCTTCACCGAACTCGTTCACGGCCTGCTCTGCCGTGAGCTTGTACTCGCGATACACGGTGTCGATCTTGCCGCCGGCCTTGGACGCCGAGACGTACACGCTCGCGATTGGCCATAGGTCGAAGGTGAAACCGCCTTGCACCATGTCCTGATCGATGTACAGGGCAAACCATCCAGCGCACACAACGTCGATAAGCCCCTCGAAAGCGGCCGCGTCAAAGTTGGATGCGTGGATGTTCTGCCAGAGAATGTCCGCCGAGTCGTCCAGCCAGCGGCGTTCCTCGTCAGTCTCCTGCCCGACGTCCATGCCGAACCACAACGAGTTCGCCGGCGTCAGGCCGGACATGATGCCACTCGACAGGATGCGCGCCGCGTCGGTGGTGGTGCCATCGATCATCCTGGCCTTGCGCATCTGCGCTTCAATGGCCGTGATTTGCTCAGTGCAAAAGCCGCTACCCCGAATCGGGTAGCTGTGGTCGAAGCAATCGCGCCAGACCGACTCATGCGGCGAGCGGAGAGACTTCAAGGTGCTCAACGTTTTGGCGATCTGGGCTGCGTTCATGCTCCGAGAGTCCTTTTCCCTTGATCGAGGACGGTTTCCGTAGATCCACGCGATCCTTGGGGCATACCGCGTGCGCCGCCGGTGGATAGCAGGCTGCTCTCCTGCTTGCGCTTCTTGCGTGCGGCGGTTTCGGAGTTGGCTTTCTCTGTGGCCAGGTCTGCGGCCTTTTGCGCTTCGACCTGGGGGTCAGGCGCGGCAACAACCTTTGGCTTCTTCGGTTTGCTTCCCACAGGCCTTACTCCTTCACTGGTGGCTCAGGGCACAACCAACCCTCAGGGGTCATCACTGGCTGTTTGATTTTGGTGGCATCAACGTCGGTCGTTGATGGCTTGGCAGTGGTCAGCGCCGCGCGGTCTTCCTTGCGCTCGGGATCCAGCACCAACGGTTCGCCGCCATCAGCCAGGCGCTGAGCCTCAGCAATGGCCGCATCCTTGCTGCCGACGAAGTCACTGAACCAGTCAGCACCACCGTCAGCTTCGGTCTTCCAGACCTTCCAGCGGCCGCCACCGTTGTGCTTGGCGGTGAACTCGGGGGCCTTCGCTTGATCGCCATCAGGTTCGCTGGTGGTCTTGGTGTCGGTGCTGTTGAGCGGCGTGATAGTGCCCAGCTGTTCGCCGGGCGTTTGGGTGGTAAGAGTTTCTGGAGCTGGCATGGTCGTGTCTCCTGTGCTGCTGCGGGTGGTTGGCGGCGGGGATTAGAAAAACGGGTCAGCAGGCTTAGCGATGGAGCGCACAAACCACATGAAGCCCTGCTGCAAGTTGGTCTTGGCCAACGCCAGCAGACGCGGATCAACACCTTCAATCTGGCCGATCTGCTTGAACAACTCGCCGGCGTCCGCTTCCAAAGCCTTGATCGAGTTCATGCCATCGATCTCGGCCTGAGTAAGATCGCGATAGCCGGTGATTTTCTTGTGCTGGTTGTCCATGGGTGAAGCCCTCAAGCTGATGGGGAATCAACGAATTGAGGGCCAAGCATCTGAGAGGTGGGCTGTCGGGTTCCCGACTATTTGCGAGGGATGCAGGCGGTGTTCACGTAGTCCTGCAGCGCGGTCAGGGCGATGATTGCCTCGTCTCCGTCGTTGCCGGCGGTGAGAATTCGCGCAGCAGACGCTGGGTCAAGTTCGGCTCTCGCTTCTGCATCATCCACGCCGGTGGTGGCGGTGACGGCTCGCACTGCGGGACAACGGGCTGGGACTGACAGCCGCTGAGCGCCAGTGCCGACGCGAGCAAGAAGGTCTTTGTTCTGGGCCTGAGCATCGGTGAGCTCCTTGGTGTGTTTGGTGTCGAGGTCCAGCAATAGGCGCTGGGTGTTGCGGCGGGAGTCGGCAGCGGCTTCCAGCTCGGTGATGGTGCCCTCGGCGCGGGTCAGGCTGGTGCTGACGTGATCGAGGCGCCAGAGGGTCAGCAGCAGGCCGACGATGAGCGCGGCGCAGATGCCGGCGAGGATCTTCATTGCGCCGCCTTGCACTGAGCATTGCGCTCAAGCTGGCGAGTCCACACGCCTGGGCACCGCTTGTTGCCCGGTGTCGAACAGTCAAAGCCAGCGGCAAAGCGGTACTTGAGTAGATCGGCGCAGGCCTGCGAGTAGTTGCCCGCTTGCAGGTCGCGGCGCATCGAGGACTGACGCCAGGTGCCAATGCCGTACTGCCCCACGAAGTCCATGTACAGATCGAACTCGACCGGGAAAAGCTTCACGCCTGGCAGTGAGGCGGCAAACAGCTTCTCGTCTTGAGTCAGCAGGTTGCGGGCGAGCACCTCAGCGCGCTGTGGGGTGATGCGGTCGCCCAACTGGACTGGCCGGCCGTCCTCGTATCGAGTCGAGCCATGGCCGATGGTGGGCACGTCGCCCTTGGTGGGGATGATTGCGTGATCGGTGAAGCCTTCGTTGGCCTTCCAGGCGCCGAAACCGGCGAGGCTCACGGTCAGAAGGCTGACGGCTATGCGTTGGCGGGACTGGCTCATAGCTCGCACTTATCCAGCAGGGCTTTGATGCGGGCCTGGCTCTCTGCCGTGCGCGCCAAGCTTTCTGCGTGCTCCCGACGATCCTTGCGCACCTGGAAGTACAAGTTGATCAGCAGGCCCAGCACCGCTATGACCACGCCTGAAGCACCGATCCAGTTCACCTGCGAAAAGAAACCAACGAGACCGGCACCGGCGCCGGCCAACATGCCCTTGTTCGCAACGGATGCGCCCACAACCTCTACGATGCTCTCCGGTGATGGGTTGGCCATGCTGTTGCTCCTGACTGGGGCTTTCATGGTTGGGCCTCCAGGGTCAAAAAAAAGCCCCGCACTGTGGCGGGGCAGCGATGACGGCAAGGATCATCGGGAGCAGGTGTCGGAATCCCGACATTTCGGCGTTATGCCACCTCAATCGCGAAGTAGCTTGGATGGTCTATCCGGACAATCGGCAATCCCGCAAGGTTCTCCTGGCCGCTCTCTCGATCAGAGAGGAACTCTGGTGTGGCCTCCAATTCCACCTCACTTGCTTCCTTGCGACCCAGCACGACGGCGAGACCCGACGGAATATCAGGTGCTGCCGGGGCGCGCAGTGTTGATGCGCTACCGTGCTGTTCCCTGTATGACTCCAGCTCAGTTTTAACTCGTTCCAGAATGGTCATCGGTGCTCCCTCAAGCTTTCGAGTGATAAGCCCACCAGTCGCCCACTGCGACCATGGGCAGTCTTGTACGGTCGTTCCCGGTGATCTGGCACCAGAACGACACAAGGCGCTCCCCCTCGGTGTAGCGAGGTTCAGCGCCCTGCTTCCAACCCAGCAACGTGGTGCGTGCAACTCCAATGGCATCAGCCACCGACTGCGGGGAATAGCCGGTGCGCGACAGCACGGTTATCACCGTGAACCAGTCAACTCGCTGCTCGACTACGGCCAGCATGGCTACCGCCCCTGTTCCGGCAGTGTGTAGCCTCTTTGCCGAAGGTACTGAGCCACGGCCAACTCGCACATTTGGTCGCACCGGTCGAAGTGTTCCTGCACCTCTGGCGGGTAACTGGTGACCATGGTGATGTGGTCGTCATGCCGCGTGACGGTCATAGTCGGCAGGGTGAGAGCCATCACGTCGAGCTTTGCCCGCACGTACGGCTGAATAACCTGCTGTACGCCCTCCCACATGCGTCGGTACTCGTCGACGGAAAGGTCGCGGAATGGCATTTCCCCACGCCCGTACGATTCAGGGCTCATGCAGCACCCCCAAACGCGCACGCACGCGAGGGAGAGTTCAGTGGCGCACCCGCCTCAAGCTCTAACCCCCTTCCCATCCGGTAAGTCATTTCAGCGATAACGGCGGTAAATTCCATAACCGGATCCACTGCATCATCGAAGTGGAATGGGTGAACCGCCCTGCGGTAACCGAGCAGCGCCCCAGGCTCGTTGGGCGCGGACAGATCAACGTCAACGCCGATCATCACCCAGCCTTCTGCCAGCTCGCGGCAGGCCCATTGCATGACTGGCTTTCTCATGATTTCCCTCCCCAGGGTTTACTGGCAAACGGCTGGCAGGCCTAGCATGTAGAGCTTGAAGGCGCCGAAGACGAGCACGGTCAGAGCGATGGCGCCGGCGGCAAGGATCTTGTTCACGATGGCTTCCCCTCAAGCGGGATAACCCGAACGATCACGCCCGGGGTTTCACCAAACTTCTTGGACATGGACACGTTGGTGACCTGCACGTCGTCCTTGAAAACGATGCCGTTGATGCCGTCGCAGATGGCTTTCAGCACGTTGTCGATGTCGGGTTTCTTGGTTGGTTTGACTTCGCCGGCGAGCGCTTCGGCGCGCTTCTTCTTCGACCAGGACTGAGCCACGGACACGAAGATTCTCAGCTCGACCATGACCGGACCGGCGATCAGCTCGCGCCCTGCCATTGCGGTCTGCGCTGCCAAGGCGATCAGCGTTTCGTAGTTGGCGGTCTTGGTCGGCGTGAACATGCGTGCATGCCCGCCGATGGTGGTAACGCGTGGTCTGCCCTTGCCCACGGCTTCGCCTGGTACCACGAACGAAACAGGGTTCTGGTCAGACATGGTCGTCTCTCCGGATCTTGAGTTTGGCCAGCAGCATGGCGCGGGCGGACTGTGGGTTGACTGGGATGCCTTGGGCGATGACGAGTGCTTCGGCCTCCTTGCGGCTGTGCTCGAGCTGGACTTGCTGGCGTGGTCGGCTGCTGTCGTGGCCAATGCCCTTGGCGATGCGTCCTTCCAGCGGTTGGCCGGTCTGGGCGCGGCGCATGACGATTGCGTAGTTGCGTTCAAAACGCTGGAACAGGGCCTTGTCGCCGTGCATAGCCGTTCTCAGGTCGAAGGTGCTGGTGGCTTCGGCGGCGACCTTCACGGCCTTGTGGCTGTACGTGCCACGCAGAGCCTCGTCCCAAGCCTGCTGGATGCTTGGCAGGTCGCTCACTTGCTTGCACAGGTCCAGGAAGTCGCTCGGTGATGGTGGGAATTTGCACTCCTGCACCATGCGATGCAGCCCACGGTTCACGGCGTCGTCGCCGAGTTCCTGAATCACGGACATCCACACGCGGCGGGCGAGCTGTTCGGCTTTCTCATCGCCGTAGTGCTTCTCGTACCAGGCCGGGTATGCCGTCTTCAGCGTGGCGAACACGCGTCGAACTGCGCTTCGCACCTGGTGTTCAAGCGGCGTGACATTCTCCGGTACCGGCTCACCAGCTGGGGTCGGTGAGGATGTCGTGAGCGTTGCGCGTGCGTCGTTGAGCAGTTCGTCCACCGGTTTCATGGGATAACCCCTGTGCTTGTTGGGTTCGGGCTTGGCGTTTCAGTTGCTGGGCGAGCGCGTGCTCCCACTGGGCCTGTGTCTTCAGGTCATCGGGTCGGCTGATCCAGTACGAGCGGAATTCGAGTAGTTGGTCGGCGTGGAACGTCTGGTTGGCCATGCCGTTGCGGTGCAGAACCGCCGTGAACGTTTTGGGATCGGGCTCCCACTCGTCCGTGATGGCGAAGCGCGGTCGTGCGGTGTGATCCTCGATCACGGCCGGCGGCGAATCGCTCGCGTGCGTTGTGTGTGTTGTTTCTTCTGTATCTGTATCTGTATCTGTATCTCTTATCGTTGAGTTTTCGTTCAACGGAATTTCAACGGTCGTTGAACGAGCGTTCACCGCCTTTGTTTTTCTGGCCTGCGCCCGTGCTGCTCGCGCCTCAGCAGAGGCTTTTCCGGCTGCACTGCGCTGATTTTGGGTGGCGTGGACTGACTCCAAATCGCGCTCAATGCGGTCATGAACCCACTCGCCTGAACACTCGTTGAAAAACTCGTTCAACGACCGTTCAACGTCCGTCCAACGCTCGTTGGAAAGCCGTGCAATTCGGGCCAGTCGGGACACTGGAATGGGCTTCCCGGTCTGCCAGTAGTTGAAGATCAGCAACAGATAAGCGCCATGCTCCTCGGTGGTGAGATGCATGGTGTCAGCCAGGTAGTCGGCGACGTAGAGCTGCATGTAAGGGAGGGCTGCCATAGCTATTCCTCCTGCAACTGGTCGACGTTCTGGATCAGCTCCATGTACCGCTTGGCCTGATGCAGGAGGGTTTCAATGTCGCGCTTGTCGAAGCATTGCATCGCCATCGGCACAACCTTGAGCCCCAGCACCGCCAGGATCCGGCAGAACTGTTCGAACTTCTCCGGCTTCATGCGGCTGATGGTCGCCTCGTCGCAACCGACTGCAAGCGCCACAGGCGCGTTGCCGACAGATGCAAGGTGCTGCATGAGAACCGAATAGTTCTTGCGGGCCCTTACGGTCTGCTCTTGGTTCAATGGGCTCGTCGACATGATCAAGCCGCCGACTGGTCTGCGTCTGGCTCAGGGAATACCTGGGCCAAATCGCAGGCTGCGCCCAGCTCATTCAGGGCTGAGACGATCAGGCGTGCGTCTGACAGTGATGGGGTTCGGTCGCCACTCTCGTAATTGGCGATTCGCGACTGGCCCCACTGGAGTTTTTTGTACAGGGCCGACTGGCGTACACCGGCGGACTCCCTGATTTCACGGATACGGTTCATGGGCATTGCCTCGTATGGATCTAGGCAAAGGATAAACACATAACGTGATTACGGCAAACACAATAAGTGAGCAGCACCAATTACACAGCGTGATTAAAATTGACGCTATGGAAGAAACCATCGGTCAAAGAATCAAGAAATACCGCATACAGGCAGGGCTATCACAAGCAGCTCTCGCCAAGGCTTGCGGCTGGAAATCACAATCACGGGTAGGTAATTACGAGGTCGACAGTCGGGAACCGACATTTGCCGATCTGGACGCCATTGCGAAAGCAGTCGGCGTGACAACAGGTGATCTTCTCGGTGCGAAAATAACCGGAACGAGCTGGGCAATACCTTTAATCCTGGGAGGTACTGGCGCTGCAATCGTTGGAGCTGCCGCTGTAGGTCATCGGGTTAAAGAGTCCGGCGGGGTAGACGAAATCATTGCGCGGGTTGCCGAAGAAGCCACCATCCTGGCGAAATTTTCCGGTCTGCGTGGCAAATGGGAAAAACTCCCTCCCGATCAAAAACAGGAAGTCGCGCTTCACTTGGCAGGTCCGAGCCCCGATGCTGCAAAGCTCGTCGAGCTGTTTATCGCCATAAGCGAGGCGGCATTGGTCCGAGCGATTGGGCCGGAAGAAATAGACGCACTGACTACTCTGATCAGGAATCGTCGGAATGAAAAAGTACACCCGGGTGTAAAATTTAAGGGTTGATTTTTGAACTCGACCCAAATCCCTGATAGAGAAAGCACCCTACAAGGACGCCTATGAAGTTCACGCAAATCATGCTTTTAGTCACAGCTCTATCGTCGTCCGCTCATGCCCTCGCTTATACCGGTAATGATCTGATCCAGTGGTTGCCCGAATATGAGGCCAACAAAGGCTCATGGGCGGGAGGTATGTTTCTCGGATATGTAGGTGGCGTTTCTGAGGTTGGGCAAGGAGTTTTGTATTGCGCCCCTGCGACCGCCACTCACGGACAGAGTGCTGCGATCACTGCGAAATACCTGAGGAACAATCCGGAGAAATGGAACCTGTCAGCTTCCTCACTGATTGTGTCCGCGCTACAGGCGGCCTACCCCGCATGTAAGCCCTGAAAGTAAATCGTCTAAACCTGCCCGCCTAGCGCGGGTTTTTTTTGCCCATAGAAAAATAAATCACGAATCGTGTTTGACAGCATAAACACGATGCGTGATTATTGATCACAGGTAACACGCCATGAACACGCAACCCGGCGCAAGCCCCCGCTCTTTAGTTTCACCAGACCAGGCAAGCGATGGATCGGCCTTAACGATCCAGAGGGATGGCAACTGTCCCGGGTGTGCAGCGCAAAGCACCGAATCAGTTTTCCGGCGGACAGGGTCGCGGCTGGAGAGAAGGAAACACCGGATTTCACTGGCTGGCCTTGGCGACAGGGCCAGACGGGAAGTCAACCGAAACACCGCCACCACGGAGGCGACCACCATGGAACACGAAGTGATTGTTGAAGGGTTTGTCCTCCAGGTGGAGGTAACCCACTGCGAGAACATCGCGCCAGTCTTCAACGGCTGGAATAGCGATTGGGACTTCTACGGAAGCCGGGACCTGGAATTCAAAGTGCTGTCGGCGATCTGCTACGACGATGACGGCGTGCGGATGGATGTGCCAGACCATCAACTGCGGGTTGTGTCGCACCAACACTGCGGGCAGATCGAGACGGCGCTGTGGGTGGAGATTGACGCCTGTAAACGCCGGTCACGGTGGGCAGCATGAGCCGCGCACACGATACGGCTCTGGGCATGATCGACTCGCGCTTTGCCATGCTGCGCGCTGGCGACTCATCGGCGCAATTGCACGCTGAAACGAGCATGGCCATCGAAATGGCCCACGCGCTGGGTGCGATCGACATCAAAGAGCACCGGCACTACGTGACGCGTCTGGATCGCATCTATCAGACGCAGGCCGAAGCGTTCCTTACCGATATTCGGAGGTCTGCACCGTGACCATCACCGCCAAGAACTGCAAGGAACTCGCAAAAGCCCTGAATCTTCGGGGCTTTTTTTTGGTTACCGATTTGCCGCCGTTCACCCGCATCGAGATCCGGCGCGGTGAAATCGTGGTGCGCATGCCATGACCCTAGCGCAGAAAGTCCTCATGTCCCTTGCTGCTCACGAAATCTGCCTGCAACGCATCAAGTCCCTGAATGCAGAAATTGGGCTGCACCTTGGTCGGTGTGAGAACCGGTTCGATCTGATTGGACCAAAGCCTGCCAACCCATATCCAGAGCTTGGTGACCTTCCTTGGCCGAACGGTAGCGAAGAGCATTGGCGAATTCTGTATGACGAAAAAGGTCAGCGCAGAACGCATATGTGGGAGGCGTTCAGGTCTTGGTCAGATGAAGAAGACCGGGGCCTAAATGACGACGAGGTTTCGGCTTACCTGCTTAGGCAAGGCTGTGTCCACTGCACTCGGGCTTGGTATTTCGTCAGAGAGCGCAAGAAGGAACGCCAAGATCTGGGCAACTTTCGGCGATCACTGCGAGCCTTGGGCAAGTCAGCCATCAAAGCGCTGGACTCGTTGCCATGACCACCAACCAGCGCTACCGGCGCCGCGCGATCCGCGCAATCTCGGCCGCTGTCGGCCTGACCTTCCTCACCATTGTCCTGCTGGCGCCTGCGCTCGGCGGACTGATCACCCAATAACCCGCACTTCTTCACGCTGCGCCCGACGCGGCAAGGAACCTTCATGTCCGAATTAACGAGCCAACCCATCCAGGCGATCAAGCCGACCTTCAGCCTCGCCCCGCAGAACATCGAAGAGGCGCTGAAGTTCTCCGACTACCTGGCCAAGTCGACCATCGTGCCGAAAGACTTCGCCAACAACCCCGGCAACATTCTGGTTGCCATCCAGTGGGGCATGGAGCTGGGCCTGCAACCGATGCAGGCGATGCAGAACATCGCGGTCATCAACGGTCGCCCTGCCCTGTGGGGTGATGCAGTGATCGCCCTGGTACGCAGCTCGCCTCTTTGCGAGTACGTCTACGAAAGTGACGACGGCGAGACGGCAACCTGCCGAGTGAAACGCCGCGGTGAAGAGGAACAGAGCCGCACGTTCAGCATGACCGACGCCAAGCTGGCCGGGCTCGCGAGCAAACAGGGGCCGTGGACGCAGTACCCGAAGCGTATGCGCCAGATGCGTGCCCGGGCCTTCGCAATGCGCGACGTGTTCCCCGACGTGCTGCGCGGCATGCCGGTTGCCGAGGAAGTTCAGGACATCCCGACCGAGCGCGAAATCAACCAGGCGCGCAAGGCCGACGAGCCAAAGCAATTACCGCCCTACCCCGACAGCAAGCTGGACGAAAGCGCCGAGAAGTGGCGCGTCATGATCGCGCAGAAGCGCACCAGCCCTGAACACATCATCACCAACATCTGCAGTAAGTACGTCATCACAGACGAGCAGAAAGACCGCATTCACGGCCTTGTCGCCATCGAAGGAGAAACCACCAATGCAAGTTCATAACGTTCAGCAGGGTTCGCCTGAGTGGCATGCCCTTCGCTCCAGCTACTTCACCGCTTCCGAAGCGCCGGCAATGATGGGCGAGTCGAAGTATCAAACCCGCACCGATCTGCTGACGAAGAAGAAAACCGGCATCGTTGACGAAGTCGGCCCCGCGCAGCAGGCAGTGTTCGACCGTGGTCACGCCACTGAAGAACTGGCGCGGCCTATCGTCGAAGAACTGATCGGCGAAGAGCTTTACCCCATCGTCGGTACCAGCGGCAACCTGCTGGCTTCAATGGACGGCGCCACGATGCTTGGCGATATCCTCTTCGAACACAAACTGTGGAATCAGGCGCTTGTTGCTCAGATCCGCGCCAACGCTCTGGATCCGCATTACTACTGGCAGCTCGAGCAGCAACTGCTCGTCAGCGGTGCCGAAAAGGTGTTCTTCGTGTGCTCCGATGGCACCAAGCAAAATTTTGTGCACCTGGAATACCGGCCTGTGCCTGGGCGCGCCGAATTGCTGATTGAAGGCTGGAAACAGTTCGAGGAAGAACTGGGCGCCTTCGTCCCGCAGGAAGCCAAGGTCGAAGCCATCGGCGCCGCACCTGATCAGCTCCCTGCTCTGCGCATCGACGTGACCGGCATGGTGACTGCCAGCAACCTGGATGCCTTCAAGTCTCACGCGCTGACAGTGATCGGCAACATCAACACCGACCTGAAAGACGACAAGGACTTCGCTGACGCCGACGCAACCGTTAAGTGGTGCGGCGAAGTTGAGGACAAGCTCAAAGCAGCGAAAGAACACGCCCTGAGCCAAACCGAAAGCATCGACATCCTGTTCAAGGCGATTGACGACATCGCCGCCGAGACTCGCCGCAAGCGGCTGGAACTGGAAAAGCTGGTCAAGGCCCGCAAGGAAAACATCCGCACCGAGATTGTCATGGATGCGGCCAAAGCCTTGCAGGCCCATATCGACCAGATCGACGCAACGCTGGGTGGCCGCATCCGGATGCCGAAGGTGCCGGCAAACTTCGCCGAAGCCATCAAGGGCAAGAAGTCGGTTTCCAGCCTGAAGGAGGCAGCCGACTCCGAACTGGCGCGGGCGAAGATCGAGGCCAGCCGCATTGCCGACAGTATCCGGATCAATCAGGCCAGCCTGAACGAACTGGCAGCAAATCATAAATTCCTGTTCCACGATGCCCAAGAGTTGGTGATGAAGGCCAACGATGACTTGATCGCGCTGATCAAGGTGCGCATCAACGAACACGACCAGCAGCAGGCCGAGCTGAAGCGTCAGGAAGAAGAAAAGGCGCAACTGCTCGCAGCTCAACAGCAACAGCAGGTCGTTGAGCCGGTCGTGCAGCAGCAGGCAGTGACTCAAGTAGCCGAGTCGGTGCCAGTCACCAGCACGCCGATCAAAGCTGTCGAAACGCCGGCACAGGTTGTCGACGATGGCCAGCGCTTCAAGCTGGGCGATCTGAGCGACCGCCTCGGCTTCACGGTGTCGGCTGGCTTCCTGAGTTCGCTGGGCTTTGAGGTTGTGGCCAAGGAGCGCGGTGCATCGCTGTACCGAGAAGCCGACTTCCCTCGCATCTGCGCCGCGCTGATCAACCACATTCAGAAAGTGCAAAACATCCGGGCAGCCGCGTGACATGGCTGCCAAGTCCGTCCTCGACATCTACGACAGTGTCGAGGAGTTCATGGCCATTCTCGTCGCCGCTGAGCTGCACGCCAGCGGCGGCTGGGAACTGGAATTCGTCGAAAGCATGCGCGCCAACTTCAAACGCTTCGGCGCCCACACCAATCTGAGCCCCGCTCAACAATCGAAGCTTGAGCGCATCGCCAAGCACTGAGGGATCCCGATGAAGCCCGAACACAAAGCAATCATTGAGCGCGCAAAGCTGGCGGACGTTCCCGCGTCCTACATTGCGCACGAACTGCTGGTACACGACTTGGTTGAGTCCGGTCTGTTTGAACTGAAAAACCTGCACTCACCGTATGGCAAGTTGAACGAAGGCCAGCAGCAGGAAGTGATCGATCGCCTGACCGAAGCGGCGACCGCCGCTGCACACAACGCTATTGCGATCATCAGTTCGCGCAATGTCTCGACCATCGAAGTCACGATGAAAGAGGTCAAGTTCAACTCCAAGCAGTTGACCCTGACGTCCATCGTCGACGCAAAAGACCCGAACCGGCACGACCTGATCGACAGCGCCGGCCGACTGTGTCTGTTGGTGATGGCGCCAGACGACTATGCCGAGGGCCTGGACTTCATCCAGCCAGATCGCGACCAGCCTGATCTGCCGCTTCACGTCAGCGAGCTGACCGGCAGCCTATTCGACGGCAAAGCGACTGGGCCTGATGAACCGGATGGATTCGAACACACCACCGGGGAAGTTGAAGATGGCCTGTACAGCCAGGCCGTGGCGTTTGTTCTGGAGAGCCGCCGCGCAACAATCTCGGCAGTACAGCGCAAGTTGAAAATCGGCTACAACCGTGCCGCCGAGTTGATGAACCAGATGGAGAGCTTCGGCGTGGTGAGCCCGATGGACCACACCGGCGCCCGCGAAGTGATGCTGAGCCCTCGCGGCGAAGAGAAAATCAGCCTTGCCGATGCCGACAATCAAACCGGCAGCAAGGATCCTCTCTACACCGAAGCCGTTGAACAGTTGATTGCCTACGGTCGGCTGGGTGCTGCCGCAATTGCTGGGGCATTGAGCATCAGCAACGAACGGGCAGCCCAGATGCTTGACGCAATGGTCGAGTCAGGCGCAGCTGTTGCGGTCGATGGCGGCAACGTGTTCGAAATCAAAGGTGGTGCAGAAGCAGAAGGCAATGCCGAGGATGAAAACTTCGGCCTTGTCGATATGGAAACCAAAGAGTTCGGCGACTTCAGCTACGAAGATGCCAAACAATTGATCGTGCTGAAGGCCCAGACCAAGCCATTCAAGGCCCACTGGGTGCAGAGCCGTCTCGCGATCGATAGCGACAAGGTGGCATCCCTGCTGCTGCGCCTGCTCGATGACAAGGTGGTCGAGGTTGAAGCCGAGGGCGAATCAGCGCTGGAACACAGCTACAAGGTCGTCGCCACGCTGGCTGACGTCGTTTAACCCCATTCCCCCGATACACCACAGGCGCCTACGGGCGCCTTCTTTTCGCCTGGAGAAAAGCCCCATGAATCTGCTGACCCCGTACGACACTGAAACCACCGGCCTCCCGCTGTTCAAACAGCCGAGCGACGATCCGCGCCAGCCGCACTTGGTGGACATCTGCATTCTGGCCTACGACGCCAACGGCGCGCTGGTCGATTCCTTCGAAGCAATGGTGCGACCTGATGGCTGGGTCATCCCCAACGAAGTCGCGGTGATCCACGGCATCACCACCGAGATGGCCATGGACATGGGCATCCCCGAGGCCGAAGCGCTGGACGGCTTCATGGCCATTCATGAGCGCGCCGGTCTGCGCATCGCCCACAACATCCAGTTCGACGACCGGATCATGCGCATCGCGCTATCTCGCTATCGCGGCAAGGACGCAGCCGACGCTTTCAAGGCTACGCCGGGTTACTGCACCTGCCAGTCCAGCAAGAACCTGGTGAAGTGCCCGCCGACCGAAAAGATGATCCGCGCTGGTTTCGGGCGCCCGGGCATGTACAAGAACCCGACCGTGGCCGAAGCCCTGCTGCACTTCACCGGTGAAGAACTGGTCGGCGGCCACCGCGCGCGGCCCGACACCGAGGCCTGCGCCCGCATCTACTTCGCCATGAACCCGCCTGCTCAGGTGGCTTGACCATGAAGCGACAGGCCAGCCCCAACCAGTTAGACCTGTGCTTTGCGCCGGCGGTTGAGCCTGTCGCAACTGAGCCGGAACCATGGCTGAAGGAAAGACGCAGGATCTTCATGCGGTGTCTTGCCCACTGGGATCAACCGAAGCCTGAAGAACACCGACGCAACCACGAACGATGGCTGCAAATCCGCGTATTTGAATTGGGCGGCCTCGGCGCTGCCTGGTGACAAGAGGTTACCCATGAACTCAATCGCAACCCGGGCGCTTGCGAGCGCTCTCGGCAAAGCCCTGCCCGCTCCCGCAGTGAAAGCCCAGCAAACACTGGCCCCGGCCGAGGATAAGCGCGCTTTTGGCCCGGTCCCGCTCCCACAGCTGGAAATCACCGGCCCGATCAACAAGGTGATGGAACTGGAGGGCAAGCACTACGCCCTCGAGTTCGTCCGGGCGCTCGGCGCATCCGTCCGACGCGCGCCCGTCAGGGAAAAGGCCATTGCTGACCTGACCCGGTACGCCGCGCAGCAGCCATCCAGCGTGGCGAGTGGTGTGAAGATCGTCATTGATGTGTTGAAGGTGGCAGCATGAAGACGCCCGCCGAACGACTGACAGAACTTGCCGTTGCTTATGCCTCCTACCGTACGAAGCTGTTTGAGAATGGCAAGGCCATCAAGCAGGTGCAGAACGATGCTGATGGCGCCTACTTTGACCTGAAACCCTATCGCGACCGCTACTGGAGCGACCCCGATGTTCATGACCTGGTGATGGGGCAGGTGATCGTCTGGCACGGCTGGGTTCATGCAATCGAGCAGTGCGAGCCGGACAAGGATCACGAAGAAGAGGAATGCGGGTACATGGCAACTGCACGCCTGATGGACGAGCGCCGCGATATCCAACGTGATGGAGCACGTATCCGCGCGGCCATTACCAAGATCGGCAATCAATTACTGAAAGTGACGCCATGATCTTCGCCACCGTGTTCATGCTCCAGCACATCTACCGAGGGCCGTGGCGATGACAAAGCCTTATCAAATTCTGATCGGAGACTGCATCAGCCTTCTGCGTTCGATGCCGGATAACTCCGTAGACAGCGTGGTAACCGACCCACCCTATGGCATTCGCTTTATGGGCAAAAGCTGGGACGGCAAAGACATCGAGGAGCGCACCGCTTACCGAGCCAGCAAGCCATCCCGCGATTCTGCGTGCGGCCAAAGTGGTGGGCACCGATCCGTCGCAGCCGAAGCCGGAAAGTACGACTTAACACCCGGTGGTATGAAGGCATTTCAGGCCTTCACGCGGGATTGGGCCGCCGAGTGTTTGCGAGTTCTAAAGCCAGGCGGACACCTGCTGTCATTCGCTGCTGCTCGAACCTATCACCACATGGCGGTGGGCATCGAGATGGCTGGCTTCGAGATCCGCGACCAGATCATGTGGGTGTTCGGCTCAGGCTTCCCGAAGTCGCACAACCTACGCGGCGACCAAGACGGTTGGGGGACTGCGCTTAAACCAGCGCACGAACCAATCTGCATGGCCAGGAAGCCACTTGCCGGAACAGTGCTGATGAACGTCATCGCGCACGGTGTCGGAGCACTGAACATCAATGCATGTCGGATACCAGCCGAGCCCATGCCAATGAACACTGGTGCGGGAGGGCTTCCGCGTCGTTATGAAGACGAGCAACGCGGACCTGGGGTTGTGGCGCAGCCTCACGAAGCGGGACGCTGGCCAGCCAACTTGATTCACGATGGCAGTCCCGAAGTAGTCGCCATGTTCCCCGCCGAGGCTGGCGCCAGCGCGCCAGTGCTTGGCACCGAGCCGACGGCCAACGGTTTCAGCGGTGCGGTGAAGTACAGCGGCATGCTCAATCGTGTGGCCGGAGCCTTCCACGGTGACAGCGGGAGTGCCGCCCGGTTTTTCTACTGCGCGAAGACCAGTCGAAGTGACCGAAATGAGGGGTGCGAAACACTGGATAGAAAGCCTTTGAACTGGTCGAGCGGTGAGGCAAACCCTGGCAGCTTCCAATCGATCGGAACAGACAGGACCAGCCAGAACAATCACCCGACAGTAAAACCCACCGACTTGATGGCCTACTTGCTGCGCCTGGTCACTCCGGCCGGCGGCGTTGCGCTCGATCCCTTCATGGGCAGCGGCAGCACCGGCAAGGCCGCCATGCGCGAAGGCTTTCAGTTCATCGGCTGTGAAATAGACGAGCAGTACGCAGCGATCGCTCGCGCACGGATCCAGCACGAACTGGCACAGCCAAAGCAGTGGTCGCTATGACCAGCACCGGCAAGCTCAACGCCGGCGTGATGGAGTTCACCGCACGCTGTGACAAGTGCAACAGACCCCGCCACGTCGGCAACCACGACAAGTGCAGCAAGGCCCGACAACGCGAGCATGCCGCACGGGAGAACGACCGTGAACAACCAACTACTTGAATACGGCCTTTGCCTGCTGGCGCTGGCCCAACTGTTTTGCTGAGGGCTTTGTGATGAGCGAAGTGAAGCGTTACCACGTTGGAGATACGGGGCTTGTCGAGGGCGAAGCTCTGGGCCGGATCAATGTTGTGCTGGCATCAGACTACGATGTGGCCGTATCTGTTGGAACAGCCTTCGGCAACTCCCTTGAACGCGTCTCAGCTGAACGCGATGCCCTGCAATTGCTGCTGAACGAGCGCGACGAGCAGATCGATTCCTGCCGTCATGATTCCCCCGAACCCGAACTCGACTGGCTCGACACCCAAATCTAGGAGTGAAACGATGATGAACACCATGCGCACCGACGATCAGCACGAAGCGCCAATCGAGTACATCAAGCTGCCAGAGGTCAAGCGAATCTCCGGCCTGAGCACGGCGACCATCTACCGTATGGCGGTCGCCGGCAAATTCCCCAAGCAGGTGAAAATCGGGGATGCCGCCGTTGCCTGGGTCCGGTCTGAGGTCGACCAGTGGGCCAGCAGCAAGTCAGCGGCCCGCACCGGTCAGCCCTCAGCCTCCAGCAAATCCAAGTAATCCGCCCAATCCTGCATCATCCCCCGCCGCTGCTCCACGTACTCTGCGTGGTTGTAGGTCTTCCTGACCTTGCTTGAACCCGCATGCGAAAGCTGCGCCTCGATCCAATCCTCGTTGTAGCCCATCTCGTTCAAGGCCGTCGAAATCGTCGCGCGGATCCCGTGCCCGGTCAGCCTGCCTTCATATCCCATGCGTTTAAGTGCCATGTTGACTGTGCCGTCGCTGATTGGCTTTGCCGGGTCATGCCGGCCAGCGATCAGAAGCTTGTACCCGCCAGTCAACTGGTGCACCTTGCGCGCTTCCTCCACCGCCTGCCGCGACAGCGGCACCAAATACGGCGGAACAACCCCCTCTCCCTTTACCCTGATAACCTTCTTCAACTGCTTTACAGTGCCAGCCGGCACGGTCCACAGCCCGCCGTCGAAGTCGAACTGATCGACTGTCGCACTTCGCAACTCAATAGTCCGAACCCCAGTGAGCAGCAATAATCTGATTGCGCTCCGCGTGTATGGCTTCAGATCGGCCTCACGCAGCGAAGCCAGGAACGCTTTCAGGTCATGTTGCCGAAGCATTGGGTTGTGCTTTTCTGGCGGCTCCTTGGCCGCGACAATGTCCAGGTCTGATGCCGGATTGATATCCAGATACCCGGACGCGATACCAAACCTGAAAATCTCGTTCAACCAGGTGCGGCACTTGCGGGCCACATTCAGCGCCCCGCGTCTCTCGATGGTGCGCAGGGTTGCCAGCACTTCCGAGCGCGTCACCTCGACAATGGGGATTTTGCCGAGTGATGCCACCAAGTCCTTGTTCAGGTAGAGCATGGCCTGATTCGCCGCCCCTCTCTTCGACTTTGCCCAGCGCGGCAACTTGAAGGCATACCACTCGTTCGCCACCACTTCGAAGGTCTTGACCGAAGAATCAGCCGCGGCCCGCTTTTCCTGCCGGCGCTGCAACCGTGGGTCGATACCCTTTGCAACCAGAGCCCGAGCCTGATCGCGCAACTCGCGGGCTTCCTTGAGGGTGATTTCCGGGTATGTGCCCAGCGACATGCGCGGCTGCTTGCCGTGCCAGGAGAAACGGAAGTGCCAAGACTTCGTGCCGTTCGGAGCGATGAACAGGGACAGGCCGTTGCCGTCCGTTATGGAGAATTCCTTTTCGGCCGGTTTGGCCTGGCGTACAGCGGTATCTGTCAGGGGCATTAGTACATCACCACGTCAGTCGAACTGGGGAAGTGCTGGATGATGTACTAAAAATAGTGAGAAGTGTTGAGTAAGTATGAGAACTGGTGATAATGAAAAACCCCGCATGCCTTAGGCTGTGCGGGGTTTCTGAGAAGGCTTGAATAGCCCTGAGAAGCTAAAATGGTGCCCGAAGCCGGAATCGAACCGGCACGCCCTTACGAGCGGGGGATTTTAAGTCCCATGCGTCTACCAGTTTCGCCATTCGGGCGGTAGCGCGGTGTTGCTGTCTTCTGCTGCGCGGTAGCGATCCTGACAGGATCCAGCCTTGAACAGTAGTGCGGGAAATATATACATCACTTCCCGGTGAAGCAAGTTCGCAATGGCCGTTTTTCAAGACTAAATCTTGCAGCGCAGTGCAAATAAAAAAGCTCCGTAAATCATGGATCTACGGAGCTTGTTTATAGTGGAGGCCGAGGTCGGAATCGAACCGGCGTAGGTGGATTTGCAATCCACTGCATAACCATTTTGCTACTCGGCCTCAAAGTATTTGCTGTCAGTAGCACAACAACAAACACTGTACAAATTGGAGCGGGAAACGAGACTCGAACTCGCGACCCCGACCTTGGCAAGGTCGTGCTCTACCAACTGAGCTATTCCCGCTTGGTGATGCGCATTCTATAGAATTAAGAAGCTCCGTCAACCCCTTGATTCAAAAAAGTTTTATTTCTTTTCAACATCGGTCTTCAGGTGCGGCCAGGCGGCACGAAGGTATTGAACCATCGACCACAATGTCAGGCCAGCAGAGACCATCAGCAAGGCGTAACCCAGGATAACCCAGAAACTGAAGTCCTTTGGATTGGCCAGCAGGATTACCAGTGCGAGCATCTGCGCTGCGGTTTTCCATTTGCCGAGATTGGAAACGGCGACGTGGGCACGGGCGCCGAGTTCGGCCATCCATTCACGCAAGGCCGATACCACAATCTCGCGACCGATGATGACAGCCGCCGGCAGAGTGAGCCAGAGGTTGCCGTGTTCCTGGACCAGCAGTACCAGTGCCACCGCAACCATGAGTTTGTCGGCGACCGGATCGAGAAACGCACCGAAAGGCGTGCTTTGCTCCAGACGACGGGCCAGATAACCGTCCAGCCAGTCCGTCGCTGCCGCAAAGGCAAACACCGAGGCGGAGGCCATGTAACTCCACTGGTAAGGCAGATAGAACAGCAAAATGAAGATCGGGATGAGCAGGACGCGTAGAACGGTAATCAGATTAGGGATATTCAT